AATTTAGAAACTCAATCAATTTATTCAAGTCTGTTATCATTGATGAAAGCCATCGTTGCAAATCTGCATCAACCCAGCAGGCTAAGTTTTGCAAAGGTATTTGTACCGGCAAAGAATGGGTTATTGAATTGACGGGAACACCGGTGGTAAACCGGCCTAAAGATTTGATTCCGCAGTTGGCTATTTTAGATCGAATGAACGATTTCGGTGGATATAAACCATTTGTTGATAGATATTGTTCTGGACAGAGAGAAGCATCAAATTTGAGAGAATTGAATTTTAACCTATGGAAGTACTGTATGTTTCGTCGTGAAAAGTCACTTGTCCTCACGGATCTTCCCGATAAAATACGGCAGGTGAATACTTGCGAAATTACAAACCGCAAAGAGTATATGGATGCAGAACGCGACCTTATTATGTATCTACAGAAATACAAGGACGCTGACGACGATAAGATAGCTAAGGCAATGCGCGGCGAAGTGATGGTACGTATCAATATTCTACGGCAGATCTCCGCTCGCGGCAAAGTACGTGATGTTATTGAATTTGTGAAAGACTTCCGGGAGAATGGGAAGAAGATAATTCTCTTTTGTTCTCTTCATGAAGTAGTAGACCAACTGAAACGTTACTTTCCTACCGCCGTATCGGTTACCGGCAGAGACTCACAGGACGAGAAGCAAAGAGCCGTAGACGCCTTTCAGAACAATCCTAAAGCGGATATTATCATTTGCTCCATAAAGGCTGCCGGGGTTGGTTTAACGCTTACTGCGTCGAGCAATGTCGCCTTTGTTGAGTTTCCTTGGACGTATGCTGACTGCTGTCAATGTGAGGATCGGGCACACCGTATCGGGCAAAAGGATTCTGTTACCTGCTACTATTTCCTTGGCCGTCGAACAATAGATGAAAAAGTTTATCGGATCATTCAGGAGAAGAAGAATATAGCTAATGCTGTAACAGGTTCTACCGAGGATATTGAAGAAAATATAGTCGATATGGTTGCACGTATCTTTGATACTGATTATGATGATGAATAATTTAAGTCTGCAAAGATATGAATCTAATCAGGCTGAACTGGTGACCAAATAATTTCTCCATTGATATATCTGAAGTGTATTGAGGAACGGTTTGCAACCTTCTCTCCTGAAAAAGTAAATTCTTTATGAAAATTCTCACTTTCATGGTTAATGGTAATAACCAATGTATCATTTGTCGTGACTTTCTCTGTATTGATTTTATAAGATACAGATGTTTCAAGTCTACTTGAAGGGCGGATTGTTCTATTACGATATATTGTTGACATATATTTGTTTTTTTGCAAATATAATAATAATAATAAACTAATAAGCCTTGGGCGGCTTTATAAAACCCAATATTAGATTATGAATAAACTTGGAATTTTGGCGGCTATCGTATTTGTCGCAATTGTTGTGGGGTGTTTTGTTACCATCCCTTATTATAACGTTTGGCAGCAAGAAATGTCTGGAAAGGCTGAATTTGCTAAAGCAGAACAAAACCGTAAAATAAGGATTGAAGAAGCTAAAGCAAATCTGGAAGCTGAAAAGTTGAACGCCCAAGCTGAAATCGAACGTGCTAAAGGTGCTGCAGAAGCGATTAAAATTGAAAATGGAAGTATTACCCCTGCATATATCCAATATTTGTGGGTACGTCAACAAAGCAATCTGAATGATAAAACTGTGATATACATACCAACGGAGACAAATCTTCCAGTTTTAGAAGCGGCAAAAAATAAATGATAAATCAGCTATGCGGTAGATTTTTCGTTTACCGCATAGCTCAAATCCAAACAGAAAGGAGTCAATATGCGTGAAGATATAATGTATGTTATCGTTTATCCAAACGGCCTTATCATAATGAATACGCAGAAATATTACCGAAGTCTCTGTATTGAAAAATGGTGTGAAGGATGCTTCCGACCATGGAAACAATGGTATAAATCGGAGAAATGAATTTTATATGCAAAGCTGTAGATATAGCAATAATCAATAATGCTATATGCAAAGTTGCAGAAATATTAGATAATATAAAGATAAATCAGGAATGAATCATAAGAAAGATTTTTTGGAATGGAAGGAAAGTACATTCACAGAAATATGTGATAACTTATCAGATGTAGTATGTACAGATAGGAAATTGAATGTTGGTGATAAGGTTATCTTTAAAAACAAGCATGGTATAAAGTTTGGTCCTTTTGAGGTATTAGGGTTTTGTAAACCTGATAATGGTGGAGGATGTGTATTTCTGGATAAGAGTAGTTATTGGTTTCCTGCTCCACTTGATAGCCTTACAATCATAAAGTAGAATGGTTTTAATCAAATTAGATACAGAAATGAATAAGAATATAGTCGTAAAGAAAGAAAAGCCTATCTGTCAATTAGAGGGGCTCCCGGGAGTAAAGAGGGATAAAATATATGCGTATTGGTTCAAGGATATAAACGACATAGAGGCAACTCTTGAACTTGGATATGCCTGTACTTCTGCTGGAAATAACGGAGCTATAAACGTTTGGAAGGATGATACAGGAATGATTCGCGGTGAATTAATGCGACACTTAGTAGTTGTTGAAAAAAGAACGTTTGTCAGCTATGCAGAAGTGGAAAAATGCGTTAGTGATTGGCTTGAAAGAATTAACCCATAACTGATAAGAAATGAAAACTTATGTAATCACACTCTCACAGTTTTTCCCGGTAGGACATAGTCAATCAGGGAACGAGACGAATTTCAAATATGAGTTTCTTTTGGGGCAACTCTGCCCTGATTGTGAAGTGGAACAGGATTTATCGGGGGAAGAAATTTCCCGATGCAACAGTTGTATAAGAGCCTGTTTACGTCCGAAACTTCACACCATACGAGCCAATTACCCAATGTGGGAGAAGCGTATTAAAGAGGTTCAAGCTGGGCTAGCTGTTCTTTCCGTCCGGCAGTGGATTGGAAAGCCTTATCGCAGCTCACAGATTGAAGTTGTAAAGCTGACATCGGAGAATGGCATAGGGATACAGAAATTAGCGTTTTGCGGAGCGTTGTCACATTTCAAAATTGAAAATGGTATAAACACACCACTAACAGAGGAACTAGCCAATAATGACGGACTATCGTTTAAAAATTGGATTGAATGGTTTAATGGCTATGATCTGAATCAACCTATGGCAATTATTCATTTTACAAAATTCAGATATTGATAACAAAGGAAAAGATATGAATAAGATAGCATTAGAAATTACTTCCGAAGGATGGGAGATTACCGTAATTATTGACGGTAAAGAGTATAAAGAGAAGTATGTTGCAACTGCAACTGGAGCAAAAAGTATTGAAGGCGATTTTGAAAGCGAAGATGATATACCGGAAGAAGTATATGATGCTTTAAATTCCACTTTCCCGTTCGAGTGTATGCAGGCATTATATTCTATTGAGGATTAACTATTACCAAAAAATAATGTATAATTGAATGAAACGTCCACAGAGTAATGGGTTATTTGAAATTACAGGAAGTCAAGAGAAAGAACGAGGTTTCTGCTGCATGAAGCTGATAACTTTTCTTTCCGCTAATAATGTAACAGACTGGGATGAATGGCATGGAGCGCATCTTTCTGCAATGTCAGGGAGATGCCCCTACGCTTCGCAGTGCCCGATTCATGAGAGAACGATAGCAGTAGTAGGTAGAAAACCAATACAATTTAGCTTATTTTGAATAATGTCTAAAGAAAAGTGTATTTTGTGTGGAAAAGAAACGGTATCGGTTATTAAGATCGGTACCGACTTCATGTGTTATAATTGCTATGCAGATCAGCGTAATCCTCCGCGTTCTAAAGAAGTACATAATAACGAGGAAGCTCGCATACAAACAGAGTTCTTCAAGCTTATTCCTCTATACTTTCCAAATATACCTGATAAACTCATATTCGCGGTCCCAAACGGTGGAAGCCGTCATATACGAGAAGCTGCTAATCTCAAACGGCAAGGAGTAAAGCCTGGGATTTCTGATGTGATCGTACTAATTCCTAAAAAGGGTTTTGCTTCTCTCTGCATAGAGTTTAAAACGAGGGTAGGGAAACAGTCAGAAGAACAGAAAGAGTTTCAAAAACAAGCGGAATCATGCCGTAATAAGTATGTGGTAGTCCGAAGTGCATCACAGGCAATCGAAGAATTACGAAAATATCTTTCTTAATAGAATTGAAATTTGTAATACTGAAATTCCACAGATTGAAATAGCTTTTATGTGATAGGGGAGAGGGCATCTATTTTTTATATCTTTGCTCTAAAATTACAAGTATGACATTTGAAGAAGCAGTATCATTAGTTGATAGGATAAAAGAGCAAGTTATCGGTGTACCTGTTAAAGGCCGCTTGATTGAATCTTTGTTCATTGGGCCTACAAACTGGAATGAAATGCATGTTTTTATGAATATCTGTCTTCAAAAAGGGGAAGATGAAGCTATTGACGAGTTTATTGGAAAAAGTTTCTCTGTGTATGGTAGGTCTGTTACCTATATTAATCCAGATCTTCCTCGGTGGGATGTTACGATACTCGATGATTGGGAGAAAATAATATCTAATTAAGAGGTAGCTTATTGGGCTACCTCTTTTTTGACGGCCACCAAAGGAGAACAATCTTCTCGATTTACAACTATATCACGCATATTGGGCTTATTATTAAAATTACGAGATATATTTTTTATCATATCAATATAATTATCTGTCCCATCTTCGTACTGTCGATAAAAGACTTTAATAGATAGGCAGTTATCATGCTCAAATAAAGTATTTAATAATGTCCTATCAGAGTTTCCACAAGAATGCCCCATTATAAAGACCTGATATGGACCTAATGCAACAAACTCCAAAAGCTTTCTATAATTTCTTGTTTTATGGTATCGTATAGATTTGATATTCTCTAGGAAATCATTATTCTGTAATCTCTCTATTCTTTCATAATCATCATCTAGCTCATCGCCATATCCAAATATAATGGGATTGTTTTCATTGTTAAGTTCTCCGTGAATATTGATAACTTCATTAATACTATTTTTTGCATATAATTTTTCAGCTGTTTGGGTGTAATTAAAATTTAAAATTAATGTGTACGGTACTAAATGATTTTTCTTAAAAGATTCAGAACCAATATTCTTTTCAATAAATAACATACGCTTCTCGTCATTTGTATCACATAAAGTATATTGAACATCTTCCTCTTGATCTAATTCAAAGTCAACAAAATCCCCCAAACGAAACATACTAGAAAAAATAGACTCAACAAATTTAGTTTGTCTACAAGTCGCAATTTCATCAAGTTCTATAAAACTTGAAAAAGCATCTTGTATAGATTGATGTTTTTTCAGTTCTGTACTTTGAGTGATCTTGGTTAAATAATCCTCTAAAAGTCTTTTCACGTCATCAAAGTCTTTGTTTAATGTTCGAATACTTTCGCTTTGCTTCTGGGGATTTTTTTCTTGAAGTAGTTCCTTTAATACAGCATAATATTCATTTTCAATATCTACCCAATTTACAAGGGAACATTGATGAGATATACGCTCAAAAAAAAGATTTTTAAACTTTAAATGAACTGTCATAGGTGTATTAGGGTCATTGTTATACTCATCTATTATTAGGTACAATTTCTCTAATAAGGTGTCTTTTTTGCATGAAAAGAAGCTTTTATTAATTTCTGTCTTGCCACATTTTTTCTCAAAAACAATAAATTCGTCTTCACAATTACCGATATATTGCACTCCTCCATAGGTTTCTTTCATCCACTGGTCATATCCGCCAAACACCTTTTCTGTTACACCATTCCAATAGTCATCTATAAAATCTTTATATCCGGTTTTAAGATTATGTGCCATATCAAAACCGTTGCCAATAATTATAATTCTATTCATGCTAGAACCCTATTTTAAGTTAATAACAAATCTCACATGCCTTCCTTCCCATATTTTGTGCTTTACTAATGCTTACTGCAACAACATCACCTTGACAATTGTTAAAGCCTCGGCAATCACTACTAAAATGATAAGCATATACACTACTTCCAGTACTCTAGCACTGTTGTAGATTTGTTAATTTGAATTTACCACCAGGATAGATTTTGTTTTTCAAAGTATCCTGTGCCCAAGCAAGTAACTCCTGAACAGCTTCGTGATCGTATTTATTTTCCTCTGCCATATAGTTTTTACTTTAACGTAATACTACTATCTTCAAACTGTATATTATTATATTGATTTAAATAAGATGTTCGGTTATTTGTAAGGGCCTTTAATTGCCAAATAATATCATCATAGGCATCTTGTCCATAATGGTAAAACTTAATAGTTTTGGAATGACATTGAGGTGTTGCTTGAGTTTCAAAAAAATCACTAAAATAAGAATGATCAGTTTCTCCCAAAGAATAGCCAAAGAATATTATTTTATTAGCATTTTCAAGAATCCTAGGTAACCCTTCCACATTCTTGTTTATATTATGAGACTTATATAAAAATACATGTTCTCGATTTAAATTCAAACTATCTTGTACTCCAAAAACTATATCCTTTTTTAGAGAACCATGTATTTGTAGGATTTTACAATCAGGGATAGGGTCAAAACCTTTAATTATACATTCTACAAATCTTGTATAATTGAAATTAACAACATAATATGGTATCCTATCAATTATTATATCTCGTATAAGAGTATGCGCAACTGATTTTGTTATATCTGCATTATTACTTTTTGCGTTATTTTCGATATCTATCAAATATTTTTTCAAGGCGTTACACAACTGAAAATATTCTTTTCTGAAACAAGTTGAGATTTCTGAAATATCTAAGATTCTTTTACCTTTTAAGACTTTATGTACTAACTCATTTTGTATTGAAGGTGTTGATTTTAATATATTAGCGTAAACACCTAATTCTTTTTCCATATCTATCCAATTACCATCTTGTTTTTTTTTATAGTTTAGATATTGCGCCAACCAATTATCATTCGCTAAAATTAGCTCATTAAAGTATTGGCTTCCCATAAAATCAGAATATGATGTAGGAAAATTTATATTTAAATCAAATCCATTTCCGACTATTAAAACAGTCTTAAATTCATCTAATTCATTCATTTTCTTCTATATTAAATGTATAGAGCAAATATATAGAAAAATATTATTTCTAAAAAAATATTTGCTTCAGAAAATAAAAAGCCTTGACCGAATGGTCGAGGCAAATTCCACCGCCGCGGTTTAGAATAAGGGGATTCCATGACAAAAGTACTACTTATTTCTACCGATGTACATAAAATGAGATATTATTTCTATTCTATCGAACTTTCCAGATTCTCATTAGTAATAGTAGATAAAAAAGCCCCGACTACACTTAGTCGAGGCTCATTCTTTTTGGAGTATATAATATAACGTATTGTCTCCCGCTTTCGAAAATTAGCAACTTTTCCGTAGAGAGATGATACAACAGACATTCACGTCTGTACACAAATATAATAATTATAAATGAGATAAGCAAAAGAAAAGCCCCGAATCAGTGAGACGGGGCGAATAACAAAATATCTATAACATCAATCTTAACTTTCTGGGTTCTGCATTAAAGTGCTTTTTAACCTCCGGTAAATCATAATATGCTACAATCTTTTTCTCTGTCAAACGAAGTAGTTTTAGCATCTCTTCTTTTGTATATTCAAACTCATCGAAATAAATGTTGAATACCTTATCTAACAGCCGAGGGGATTCTACTTCAAACTCAAAGGGTTCATTACTGCTCCATTTATTTGCATTGTAATACATCATCCAACGTCTATTTTGAGTTTCAGATATACAGCCTAAGAATTTAGCCCTATATATCAATGATTTAATTGAAACTTTCCAATTAGTTTTAAGACCGTAAAGTTTTGGGGCATCCAATCTATAGAGATAGTTTTTTATACTTTCAGCAGGCATTAGAAATTCAGAAGCGAATCTATTAGCTTCGTCTTCTACATCTCTCTTATCAGAAACCATATACTTATAGTGCATTATCAAATGTCCTAACTCATGGCAAACATTGAATACTGTTCTTGAATTTGAAGCATTCTTATTTATCAATATAACTGGTAGTCCATTCTTTGTGATAAAAGATACCCCATCAACCTTTATTGAAAAAGGAGGTTCTATATAATGAATTATAATACCCATCTTCTGAACTACACTCATGATATTATGAATTGGTCCTTTCTCAATACTGAACAATGACCTCACTTTTTGAGCAACTCTTTCCGGGGTAATTTCTTCGTCCTCTATATCTATAAATGGAACTCTTATATCAATTTCAATAGCTTCAAATAAAATATCAATATTTTCTGCTATTATGGTCATTTGAGCATCAAAAGCCATTTTCTGTTTTTGTGGTATTCCTAAATTACGACGGTAGTAATATTCTTTTATATATGGAATAATCCCATTCGATACTTGGAAAAAGGAGATAGGATATCCTAAAAAATCAGCTATCTCTTTCATAACCTCATCAGAAGGAATAGTTTGTCTATTTTCTATTCGATTCAATTTATTCTGAGAAAGTGATTTTAAATTTAAAGCTAATTGATTTTGAGTATAGCCTTCACTTTCCCTTGCGAGTTTGATTCTATCAGGATTATATTCAATCATAATTATTCAGCTTTCTTTCTACGAACTACAAACTCTTCCTTAGGTTTGCATATTTCATCTACCTCTTTCTCTTGAAGTGCAAAATCAATAGAGTTAATAACACTTTGCTCCTCTGGATTTATATCTAGAACCCAATAGACTTCATCTTTTCCATTAGTTATAGCCAAACAGGTTCCTCCAACAAAGCCACTATTATCAACACGAGGGCCAATAAATACACAAGGCAATTGCTCGTGGTTATGCAAACGGCAATCAGAGGCTACCGATTCGGCATAGCTTGGCAATCCCTTTTCGTTTAATTTCTTTATATAGATTGAGAATAAGTCAGATGAAACATAATACTGACATTGTTTATATCTAGCTTTAAATAAATTAAGTTCCCCACCGTCGATCGCTCGGTTAATATTCACTTTAATAATTCGAGTCAATGTATGTATATAGTATGTTCTATCATCATACAAATCAATCATTGGATCACTTTTTATTCTATTCTCAAATTGCTCCTTGCTAGTTTCGATAATACGGGCAATAATATGGAATAATTCCATATTGTCTTGTACTAATTCAATTGTCTCCTGTTGTCTCCCTGCATTGAAAAATGAGAAAGATGTTTGGCCTAGATATTCACTTTTCATATAACTTCGCTTTAACATTTGCGCAAATGTATAAAATATTATCTAAATATTACTCATTTTTTCATTTATTTTTTATTCAAAATAAAAATCTTAGCACGAAATATTACGAAAAAGACGATTTATATACAATAAATATATTATTTCTTTTCCTATGTAGAACGATTGTATAATGATGCCTATATACACTTTATCTTCCCGTAATACCTCGACTTTCCCAAGCCGGGGCAACCAAAGTTTCTTTATTATGAATTTAAAGGTAGTTATTTTTTTCTTATTCTACACACAAACCAACAGGTGCCGATTAAAATAATGATACCTATATAAATTTTATCCTTATGCAAATCCCACCATGATAGCTCTACGACAGTTTCTTTTTGATTCAGCAAAACATTAACCTTATTACTAATAGTATCAATTCGATTCGAGAACTGCTGCAAAGTAATGGATAATGTTTCATCAACTTCTGTACGTTCCTGATCCTGCTTAGTTGTAGTAGTGATACTTTCTTTCACCGGATATTGTTTCCCTGTTGAATCCGGAGCAGATAAGTAAACAGTTGTATTTTCAATCTTCAGATCACTAAATTTGTCAGTAGTAATTTTCGTTTGCTTATTCACATCCAGCTGTAGGGATTCTATTAAGTTTTGCAGATACAAGAAATCCCCTGAATAGTCAATCTGCTTCTCCGTCTCCATGTTGCGGGAAGCCTTGCAGGAACTTAACCATATTCCCGACATCAGGAATATGGTTATATAAATTAGCACTTTCATGGCCGGATCACTGTATTACGAAGAAAATTAGAAAACTCGGAACGAACATCAAAACAGGGGCACGCCTTGATGTATTCTGCTGGTTCAACTTCACCGGACCCGTCCAGATCGGGCGAAGTGTCACGATGTCCGAGAACCTCGACAATATCATACTCCTTACATAACTTTGCCACCAGTTGGCGCAAACTAGCTCTTTGCGCTGGCGTCCGTGTATCTGCCGGCTTTCCTGATGCGTCCAGACCGCCGATATAGCAAATGCCAATGGAATGCCTGTTATATGATGATTCTGAAAAGCCTTTGGTATTACAATGCGCTCCGTCGATGGAAAGCGGGCGCCCGTTCTCTACCATTCCGTCCAAGTCAATGACGAAGTTATAACCGATCTGACTAAAACCTCTTTGTTTGTGCATCCGGTCAATGTCTTTAGCTCTCAAATCCTGTCCGGCACGTGTGGCCGAACAGTGGATAATAATAGCATCAATAGTCTTCATTTTGCACCTCCTTTTTGTAAGTAGTTCGTTAGATAAGGGATATTCTTTATAAACTCGACACTTAGTACATAGTGCAAGAAAGCTACTACCTTATAGCCATTGCTAGAGTTAGGTAAAATCTCTTTGATATTCCTTAGAATATTTACCCCGTAAAAATAGAATACGCTGTACGTAATAAATGAGACGCATTGTAGCGCACCTTCCGGATTACCTTTGTGTTCACCAATAAAGTAGATGCAACTAACCAAGGCAAAGAAAATAGTTGCTTCTACAATACATCTCCAAGCTTTTTTGAAAGAAAAGCTTTCATGATTGATAAGTAGCGCAGTAAGCAGCCCACAGATGAAATTAAGAGCAAATACTGCAATAAGGCTTTTGATCTCTCCAGAGATGGGATTAAGATAAGCAGCTATACCGGTAATCAATCCAATAAGTAAGTTTTTGAAATAATCCATAATTATTTATCTAAAATATTAATACTTTATTTAAAGACTTCGCTACAATCATCGATAGCTGTCTGAAACACTTGTTTCACTTCGCCAGAGGTTAGCCCATGATCCTCATGCAGAGAGAAACCGGTCACCCCATTTCTTGATGTATTGAAGAATCCGACTACCGTTTCATCCTTGACAATCTCGGCAGTAATATCTTTCACCGCTTCGGTACCACGGGTTGACATTCTGTATTTAACCCTGATAGCATCCGTAACCTTAGTTGAAGCGGTGCTGTTAGTTGCTGTAATGTTCATTCCTTGTTTCCTCCTTCTATTAAATCATAAATTTGTCCGTATGCACCAGATACAAAGAAGTCTGCGCAAATTTCCTTCAATAAGGTAGCATCTTCTGTCTCTATATCAAGTACGCCACGATTGTTAATAACCTGTTGTAACATCTTGTATGCACGTAACTTTTTCGACATATCCAAACCCTGTTGAGGATTAGAACCTGCTGCATAAAGTGCTTCTGCAACCACATCACGTAGAAACTGTTTTACCTCTTTACCGTTGACTGCTTTAATAGCCTCATTGCCTTTAAAATCAAGTAAAGGCCTGTTTAAATTTACCTTCATAATTGTTTATATATTAAGCGATTGATACCAACAATCCTTTTCTAAATTTCATATTACTACCAAAATCAAAATCAATACCTTGGTAATAGTTAATCCCACCATTTCCATCCCTAGATGTAATACAGCCAAAATTATCAGCTAAGCACAATTCACTTGACAATGTTCCTTTCACGTAAACACCTCCATCAAAGAAGCCGGCATACGTTGTATTTGCCTGTGGATAGTTTCTGTCTGATGCATTTAGATTCCTGGAGGCATAAATACATGCTCCACCGAAGTTTGAACCGATTGCAGCGACCCCAAAACGCCCATCTGTTTCTGCATTGAAAGTTACATTAACAACACCTTCCTTTGCCGTTCCAGAGCCTAATTTCAAACTACGGGACGTTCCACCAAAGTATCCTGAACGTGTCCAAACTAGACGACCGCTCTCGATTGTAAACCCACCAATAAATCCGGAATCAGCATCAATTCTACGGACTTTAATCAAATCTGTATTTAGATATCCCCCTACCACGATGGTAGTTCCTAGCTTTGCATATTCAACTGCATCTTCGAATGCCAACTTTCCTAATCCGTCCCTATCAATTTTTGAATTAATCACGGTTTGCAAATCACTATGAAGCGCATTGATAGTAACAGCTCCTTCCAAATTAATTTTTGAAGAATGGATAGTTGTTTCTACAGCATCTTGATTGATATAAGAAATGAGCGTATTTCCGTTTTCCAGCTCTTTGGATGCATATATTTTATTACCTTCAATAGTGGTAATCCATCCCGCTGTATCTATTCTCTGCGTCAAGCTATCAACCCGCGTCACCTGTGCAGAAACTTGGTTGCTAAGTGCGGAAAACTCGGAACTGTACTCTCCCCATTCTTTCAGATTATTCAATCCTGAAGAACCGGCCTTTATTTTAATATTGCCTCCAATCTCACTTTTTACTAGGTCAAAATAGGTTTCACCATCCGGCGAAACAATGCGTTCTGTATTTATGCGACCTGGCAAAACTTCGGTAAATCCATACAATTCGACAAAGCTACGTTCCTCTTCGCTCTCCGTAAGTAGTAGACCAGTGAGTAAATGATAATATCCATCTATCTGCTCTAACTTGATAGCATCTTCACTAAGTAGGAACGTACCTGTTTGGCTGCTTTTGCTAACTTTCGCATAAAGATAGTACTTCTTCACTGTTTCAATAAGGGGAGGGGAGTTATATTCAGCCATATCCCAGTATTTGTACTCACCTGCATTATGTTCCGATGATACGCTGTTGATGCCGAGTGTCATATGTTGCAATATCCCTGCAGGAGCATTTAATATTTTCGTATTTGAGTTATAGGTAATATTATGAGATACCTGTACCGGATTGGCCTTGGAATTGACAAAACGGAACTGTAAACTTTCATCTCCGACAATCATTTGCATGGTAGAGATAGTGATAGGATTAATAGAACCAGAGAAGTTTAGCATTGCTTTTTCAAGCATACCCATTGTTTCCTTTATGTCACGGAACCGGCGTTTGGTAAACTGTAACGCATCTTTATGCCTATTCTCAACAGTTACCTCATTCGTATCAATCTTATTCAATTCGCTGGTGATTGACGTGCCTACCGGTTCGTTGGATAATTCAATTTCAGGGCTATAAGGATTATTCACATAGCGTTTGATCCCAATTATCCGAATAAGTGAACCATCTCGGTGAAATTGCGTATCCGAAAAGTTTACGTAACCACCAAGAACTATTTTTCCTCCGATATTCATCCAGCGTTTTTTAGCCCAAATTCCATCCAGAGTGCCGGTAAAAGTGAACTTCTTGTCTTCATGCTCAAACAGGTACTTAGCAGCGTCCTTGAATACTTCCCAGCTGGCACCTGTTTGCGTGCTATCATCGCAGATATACGTATTCGGTAACTGAATGCCAAATACGGCATACGTATCGCCAACCCTCGGACGCCAAACATTTCGTTCCGGCATGGTGATTCCATCAATCTCTTGCGGAACGATTTCAAATCTCCGACCAGGTTTTTTATCCCTTTCTTTATGTATGTATTTAACTTCAAACTCTTTGCCAATAAGCATACCGGTCTGAAAAATTACCGTCATGCTTTCACCGGCAATCAGGCATTCTTCAAAGTTTAGAGTGTCGGGAATATCCGCATCTATAAAGTCATAGAAATTATTCTCCGCATTAATTTCAAGGACGGAGCTTACAGTACCGATGCGTGAAGGATAGATCTGTGTACAATCCAAACTTTCTTCTTTTTTAGTTGTGAGTTCCTTGTCGGCACGCATCACATAAGTTCCGTCTGTATCTGTCTTGTAAGTATGTCCTTCATAGACAAGGGATTTATCTTTAGGAAGAAGGAGATTCTTTGCTCCATACGTGGAATAATCAATATTCCGGTCGGTTGTATCAACCAAGATAATTTCCGGGGGTATCTCTCCAAACTCCCGACTTACACCAACCTTAAATCCATGCCCTTTACCGTATGACAGTTTTAAAGGATTGTTTTTGTTATATTCAACCTTGCGAAGATGAATGGTACTTATCTGTTTACCATCTACTGTTTCCTCTGTGATCTGCCATTCCGTTTCATAAGTATCTGCAAGTTGATTCAAGGCATCTAAGATATATGTATGATTATAGTTGATAACTTTTTCTGCTCCTTCAATGTAATCTCCAACTTTCCAACCAATGCCACGTCGATTCAAGTTCTCAACTAGTAAACGGAGATGTTCTTGTGGTTTTGCAGTATAGGAAAATTTAATGCGTCTTTCAATATCACGCACTTTCCACAACATTGCGTCAGTTGTGCCGGTTTCAAGAATAAGTGTATACTCAAATTTACGTTCACCGTTCTTTTTAAAATTGCTTTCTTTTTTGAGAGAATATCGTTTTCCGTAGAAATCACACCACGATCCGACCGGAATATCTAAATATCCCGGATAGTCAAAGTAGAGAGTGAGGGAATCTTCAGCCATGATAGCCTCATAGGAATAACTTTCGTCCCTTACTTCTAATTCTATCTTCTTATCTCCATTATATAAAGCTATCATATCTTTGTACTATTATTGGATTATAGCTTAAAATATAAATTCCGAAACAATTTGTTTTGAATCAAAATACAATCACCAAAACAAAATGTGTTTTTTACTATAAAATAATACGTTATAAAATGGCATTTGAATACCTATATAAAGAGTATTTAAATGTCATTTTACTAAGTACTCTCGGGACTAAGTCTATTTTGGCAGAAAGTCAAAGTTTAGGACAAAATGGGTATCTGAAATGTAGTAATGGATTGCTAATCCAATGGGGAAAACATTCCGGCTCTACTTCTCCAAGTGTAACGATTTACTTAACTGAATCCTTTTTGGATGCAGATTATATCATTCAGGGAAGTATCATTAAGGATGCTTCTGATAATAATGTATATTCAGCTTTGCCGATTGCCAATCCTACAAAGAGTTCGTTTAAGTTGGATAGGAATTTCTCTTCTACTAACACTGGAGTTTCGAGTGCTAAGTTTAATTGGATAGCAATAGGTCGATGGAAATAATTAATAAAGAATAATTATGGAACAAAAAATGTATTGGAAAGATGGTTTCTACGACAAACCATTGGAAGGTTCAGTGGAAATAAGTGTCGAATATTGGCAAGAATTATTAGACGGTCAATCTGCCGGACTCATAATCGTAGAGAACGAGAAAGGATATCCCGTATTGAAGGAATACAAACAAACGTTATTAGAATTGAAAGCCCAAAAGATATCGGAATTACAGGCGTATGACTCATCCGAATCGGTGAATAGTTTTAGTATTGATAATGTATCCGGTTGGCTAAACAAGGCTACACGTGTAGGTCTCATGAACTCAATTAGTATTGAAAGGGAATCCGGACGATCCGAAACGACTATCTGGCTAAATGATGCAAAGTTGGTCTTATCAATCGAGAAAGCCATTGATATGCTACAACAGATAGAGTTATACGCCCTTGCGTGTTACCATACAACACAAGGGCATATCAAAGCCATTAATCAACTGGAAACGAAAGAAGAAATCGAAGCCTACAACTTTAAAACCGGCTATCCCGGAAAGCTAAGCTTCTTTGGATAACCAACGGTATAATCGTAGCTTTCAATCTCTCCGATTGTATCCAATGCCTTGACTGCTGCAATATGTGATTGTGTTACATTGTAGCACTCAAGCGCATACATTTCCAGAGCATTCAACATAGCCAAAGCATCTGATATTGGAATGATATATTTTACTGCATCATACCAAAGCACAGTCTCCGTTTTGCCCGCCTCTTTTTCGATATTAATTGAGTTAAATAATCCAACACGTGTAGACTTATCCAACCACATACTTTTAGCCTGTAAATCAAAAGAATTGACCTCTTTTGATTTGTCAAACAATTGAATCTCAGATACTTTTATTTTTCGCATATCTTCAAGGGAGTACTCGTTTTCTACCAATACAGGATACCCTTCATCATTGGTAACAATGAGCTTCCCGGATGACTGCCCATCCAGAAGTTCCCTGTAATTTTCTATAGTTATTTCTACCGCACCGTCTACCGGTATGTCGTAGAAACCATTCTTCCAATACATTTTTTGCTTCATACTTATCTATTTTATTATTTCCAAATTCCAATGGCAAACCAATCAAAGGATTCACCAGGAAATCCTTTATTACTATTATAGGGATCATAAAAAGTTCCTATGTTTAAAATAAAATCATCTTCCATAACCTATTGCAATCCAATAAAAAGGTTCTTTGTTTGCTTGATTTACAGATACTACAAACGAACTAGCACTTAAGCTGGCAATCGTTCTACCAACATAATAATCAGTATAGGCGCTTCGAGCACTAGTTACTACAACATATGATGATCCGTCAAGAAATGATATAGGCAAGTAAACAGTTTGTTTATAATAAGTTTGGTTATCTGTTGCAAATCCCCATTGAACTATAAATTTATTGCTAAACTTTATATATCCATTCTGCCCAAACGATTTTGTAACGATATTAGACATATCTGATTTAGCGTAATTGGTTCCGAGAGAACTTAGCCAAATTATGAGCACTAAAATTGCTACCAATTTTCTACTAAAATATTTCATGATGTAAATAATGTTGTGATATTATACTATTTCCAAGTCCCTATCGCTATCCATCTAAATGACTGTGAAGAGTTAGCAATAGTTCCCGCATCTGCATATCTTCTATAAACCGTAAAATATGAAGCATATATAGCGGCATAATTCACAGACCATATAGAATTATTAGTGTTATCCGTCGTACTAGAAAAAGCAAGGGAAAAACAAGATTTAAAAGATAATGGGAAACGGATAGACTGCTCATTAGAAACACCTCCGCTGAAATACCCCCACTGTATTAAGAGCCCATCCGGGAATTTATAATATCCGTTCTGAGAAAGGCTTTTTGTAATGACATTTGAAAAGTCAGATTTGGCAAAATTGGTTCCGAGAGTACTTAGTATATTTCTTTCCTCCGCAGTCATGACTTTTTTGTCTGTTGTTTCCTGAATATCAGACGCTTGATGTTCATGATTTACAGAAGAATATATGCTGTCATGATTGTGGTTCCCTTCCGCTTTACTGTCCCAAATATTTTTTTCGGCATCTGAAACGAAGCGATGATCTTCATCGCCGCTTACTTCGGTTGCCGGATGAGTATGAGCTTTGGGAGTACGCGAATCACTCAATCGCAAATCATTACCTTCGCATACTGTTCCGGCTGCCGTACCGAAGTTTTTGTTGAAGGCAGTATTCTTAGAAAATATAGGTTCGTAAATACCCGAATGATTGTGATTGTCAAAAGACGTTTTTAATATCTTTCCCTGCTCGGCAGAAAGAACTTTTCCGGCTCCTCCAGAAACCAAATCATTAACGATATCCGTTTTATTGAGTTTCTTTACAAGCTCATTTGTCATGGTAGTAGCGAAGTTCGGGTCATTACCAAGTGCGGTTGCAAGTTCTTGCAAAGTATCTAGTGCATCGGGAGCGTCGGCAACCAATTTGTCAATTGCCGTCTTAACTTTTGTTTCTACGCCCGTAGCCGCCTCATTGGCTGCTTGAGCAGCAGCATCGGCGAGTGCGGCCTTTTCGCCGGCAAGAGTAGCTTTCAAATTGGCAGTATTGGCAGCGGTATTGGCATTATCTGTTGCTGTCTTGGCAAGTACAGTTTGTTCTTCTGATGCGCTTTTTGCTGCATTCGCGCCGGCAGCGGCAGCGGTAGCGGCTTCTTTTGCGGCATTGACACTTCCGGCAGCCGAATTAGCGTTATCAGTAGCGGATTTTGCTAAAGCAGTTTGATTGATAGAAGATTGTGTAGCAGCATTAGCATCATCCGTCGCTTTCTTTGCCAACGCCGTCTGGCTGACAGATGATTGCTTGGCTGTGTTCAATTCATTGATTACACCGCCGTATTCCTGCACACGAACCTGTTCAGCGGAGACCCGTTGGGCTTCGGATATTTCTCTTGTTTCTTCGTTACTTTCAACGGTAGCTTCAAGAGAGCGGATATCACGTATAGCGGCAAGAGCATCATTCTTGAGGGCTACCATATTTTCGTAGGCGGTCTGAACCTTTTCAAGACCGAACTTTAGACTAGTCTTGACACCGTTCACGATACGGTAACCAATTGTGTAGAAACCTCTCATGTCCTGCGCTTCTTCCAATTCCGATATTTTCTTCTTTTTTAATGGCATAGCTTTTCTATCTAAATCAATTCAATATAATATTCGTTGTTCTCTGTAATTATCAACTCTCCACTTTCTGCCGCAAGCATATAGTCTGTTTCTTTAGTCCGGAATCCTGTAAATACGAGCTTCAAGGTAAATTCCCACCATACACCACCATTCATCAATATAAAATTCGTTGTTTTGCAATTTTTGTAATAGCAGGGATAGTGCTCGAAGAACTCCTCACAGTAAAATATACGCTCCGCATCCAAATACTCATATCCTTCTTCGTCCGTCTTGGCAGACAATTTAGTAAGGTCGTGGAGAAAGGCATCCCGGTTGCGCCAGAATGTTGATACGTCCGGAGTACTCATCAGGCATTTGAGAGCTACCTCTTTTGTTTGAAACTTCACATATTCACCGTCGTAGACTGCTCCATCCTGATACTTGAAATTCTGCAATAAATTCTTTTTGATTGCCGATGCTTTGAGTATTTCCGCATTACTACCTTTCAAAATTGCAATACCATAGTCTGATAGGTCCTTATCGTCTATTTCATAACCTTTTGGTAAAGGAATTGAATTTATAGGCTCTTGATAAATATAATCACTTTCGCGCGGGAAGTCATTAGAGAAGGTGATTTTCGCTATCTCTACATGTTGGTATATAGAGTAACTATTCTGCGAAGAGAGACGCAAACGATAGGTTCTTCCAAGAAGTGGAAATAAGAAATCGTGATATCCCATATCCGAAAGTATATCTATCAAGGCACCGAATCCTAAATCATCTTTGAATGCGAATTCTAAGCTCACTTCACTAGTATTAAGAGCTGGATTACTCAAATCAAACTCTTGCCCGTCTTCTTCCGGCCAATCGTTTTTATCCAGTTCTTTCATAGGAGGGAAAGCCACAAGGTTATCGTAGCTTCCCTTTATGGTACATACGCCATAAACAGCATATATATCTATTCCATCTATTAATAGTTGCCCCTTCATCGCTTCAATGTTATGCCCTTAGTATTCAGTGTATCGATGCCAGTCTTTATAGAAGACATTGTCTTTTCAATTGTTTCCAGGCGGGCGGTGTTACTACTGATATCTGACAAATGCGTGATAATCGTATTATTATATTTAGTCATTTCGCTTATATTTTTATCGAGATTTGATAAATACACAAGTTTCTCTACTATTTTATCCGTAGTGGACTGTATTTGTTTTACACCCTCATTAATGGAATAGGTATGTGTTACCATAGTAGTGAATCTTCCGTTCAGTTCATCCGCTGAATCTTGTGACATGGAATCAAAACCTTTTTGAGACGCTTCTCGCTCTGTGTCATCTTCTGCCCAACCATACATGTCGGCCATGTCGTCTCGTCTGGCTTTCATTGCATCGGCTATCCGTTGACCTTCTTCTTTCAGTGCGTTATACTCATCTTCCGTCACTCCATCGTCCATTGCATTATAGAACTTCTTCCTCCAGTCTTCTAACTGCTGCATATATTCTTCCTTGATCATGGAGTTGAGAATAGCATTCTTCATGTATTCTTCAAAATTGCCGGCAAAATCTGCTGAATCATTATCCATATCGGTAAGTAACTCTTGAAAATCGGAACGGAGTGTCTCTGCATCGAGAAGGGTAGTATCAGCTATTTGTTGTTCCAGCACTTCGGAAATCTTACCAACTCCATTTGCAATCTGATCTGCAAACTTCTGCGTATCGGAATCCAGTTGAGACCAGAAGATACCGGCATTCTCCTGTAACTTTGCTATCTCTTCGTCCGATAAATCAAATAGACCGGTCATACGGCCGTTCATTTTCTCTTTAAATTGGTCTATTGTCATTCCAAGCGTTTGTGCCGCTTGGTTCCAACCCTCCCATGACATGTCTTTAACTTCATTATAACCTTTAGAGTGCGACTTTCGGGATGCACCGGAATCCAAATACTGCCTGCCTAATACACGAGCATTTGAACTTTGCTCTTTTATCGTATCAATAGCCTTCTGATAAGCAGTATTTGCGTTATCTCCGGTCAATGCTTCAGCTAGTTCCAATTGTTTCTCGATAACACGGTCAAGGATATTAATATAAGATTCATACGCTTCTTTAGCTTTCTCGTACTTCTCCGTCGTATCATCCTTTCCGAACATATCAAAAATCTTGGTTGCAATCTGTACGGCAGCACTGACTATCGCAAGGATAACTGATGCTTTTTCAACGGTGCTGATAGCATTAGCAGACGTATTAGCGGCAGCTTCTACGCCGGACATGGCCGTCATGGTAAATGTCCCTATGCTACCAATTAGGGAAATGATCTCTCCGGCCGGACCGCCAATGCTTTTGCCAAGTTCATCAATAGTATCGGCCAACTCCGAAATCTGTGCTCTAACTTCTTTCTCTGACTTCTTGACTTGTGTATCCTTTTTGATAACCTTATCCTTTGCCGCATTGTAATTCTCTGTTTTCTTCCTTACTTGTTCCAAAGCTTGTGCTTCGGATAAATAGGCCTTGGTAGAATCAATTTTCCCGGTCTTTGGATTGTATTTTGAGGATTTCACTCCGTTCTCAATCTTCGCACCTCCTTTCACCGCTTCGGCTGTCTGGCGGGCATTCTCTAGCTCAATTTGTGCCCGTGCCAATTCTTCCTCTGCTTCCGCCAGTTCCTTTTTCTTATCCGATAGTGACTGAAACGGGTTACGGCTATCCAGTTCATCCATGATGGATTGAATAGTACTTGTATATTCCCTTAGCTGATCCGGCGACAGGACTTGTGCCGCCGTCTGCTTAGCATTCTCTAGCTGTTCAAGCAGGGAATTAAGCGTTTCCGTCGAAGTCTCTTTCAGGTTCTCAAATGCGCGAACATATTGCGGTGATTCTTTTAACTTGTCATAATCCAAGCTCATAAGCTCCATTCCTTTGTTTTTAGTAGCTTGTGCAATGGAACGGTCAATCTGTTCAACCTGTTCTGTATCTCCATTCTTAACTGCTTGCTTACGTTGTTCATGCAAGGTGGCAATATCTTCATTGAATTTTCGTTCAATAGCAAGACGTTGGTCCGTATAGTCTTGATACTGATTCAGCAAATCAGCTAAATCATCCCCACGGTTATACTTTAAATCTGTAGTTTCCTTTTTTTCATTAGCTACTTTATCAAATTCGGCAAACAGTTTCTTTACTGGCTCTGACTTGATATATTCTGATGTATTGAAGATTTTCTTTTTGTTTTGAGGATTAGCTTCGAAAGCTGAACGGGCGGCATTAAATTGCTTTAACTTTTTATCTTCTGTTTCACGCTCGATAGCTTGCAGCTCCATACGATGATTAAGTTCTCTTTGCCTCAGAACTTTTTCGCTACTCTCTTTGAGCTTATCGATTTCAAGTTGTTCCAATTCATTAGCAGAATCTTCCTTTATCCGTGCCTGCTCGCGCTTCTGCTGGTCTAACAGGAGTTTATATTTTTCCTGTTCTTCACGGAGCTTGTGAGCTTGATCGTCCTGCTTGGAAGATGAATCATAGACTTTTAATTCTTTTTCGGCTTCCTTTAACTTCTTGACATTTTCTTTGTAGGCAGTAACAACGGCAGAATCTATACCTTTGAAGTTACCAGCATCCATTTGCTTCTTTTGTGCTGAAGATATTGAATCTAATGCTTTCGTTGCATCATCTTTTTGCTTGGTCCAAAAGGCTTTATTTTGAATAGCGGCTTCTTTATCTTCTTTATCTTGTTTTTCCTTCGCTTTCTTCTGAATTTCGTTTATTTTTTCAACTTCTTCTTTGGCAAGACGAACGGATTCTTCAGCCACTTTCTTGTCTTCTTGAAGTTTCTGAATGATGGCAGCTTTTTGACCACTTGGAGCTTCTGCTTGCTCATCGATTACTTTTTTAAGACGTGAATTGATTGAATCTAGTTCTTCTTGTTTCATCACTGCTTTAACCTTGATACCCATAGCATATTGTTTATATGCTTCCTCATTGAGCAATCTTTTTACATCGGTTAATTCCATGGTTTTAAGTTTCTCTAAATCAAGATTCTTTAAAACGTTGGGCATAATTGATTGAAGTTGTTTGTATGCTTCTAGCTTCTCAGATTGAGTTGACGCTTCATCTCTAATAACAGAAAGAAACCCATCTGCTTTACTCTTCAAATCATCCAAATTCTTTTTTTGAGTCTCCATAGTGGCATTATGCTTTCTCATAGCTCTTTCGGAGTCCGTTTCCGCCGTAGCACACCTGTAAATAGCATATCCAAGTCCGGCAAATGCAGCAGCGGCTAATACATAGGGATTCGTTAACATAGCTGCAGCATTTTTTAATTGAGCGATGGTTTGTGCTTTTATTGCTTTGGTTAGTAAAGTGCGAGCAGCTGTATTCTTTGCAATCATTGTAGCTTCAATGGCATACATACCTTTGGTTAATACAAGGTTGGCCGCTTCAATAGCACGTTGTTTATTGACAATAGCTGTAACTGTTGCAAATACTTGTTTAGCAGTACTTACAGCCAAGATACTTCCTTTATAACCAGCAAGAGCCGTCGTAACGACTACGATTAAAGCACCTATGTTTTTCAAAGATTCTTGAGCGCTTCCATTCTCAAAAGCTTTATTCATGGATTCCGCTGCACTGGATATTTCCTTTAAGATTCCTTGTCCTAACGGGCGAAGTGCGGCTGTTATATTATTGCCAAGAAGTTTCATTTGATTTTCTGCAGATGAAGCCATTTCTTTAAAGGCTGCTTCTGCTGCACCTGTTGCATCCTGCATTTCCTCAAGGTGCCCGGCGGCTTCTTTGACATTTATCCCTGTTAAACCGAGAACTGCATTAACAGCTTCAACCTCCGGAACTAGTTCACGCAATTTTGATTCTGAACCTCCGGCCTGTCTAGCAACCTCTGCCAAAGCTTCTTGATAGGTTCTATTATCAAAAGCACCATCACCAAGTACCTTGGATACTGCAATAATGGAAGCACGTATTTGAGTCATTGCTTGGGCGGTAGGTGTTCCCTGTTTTGTAAGAGTAGCAACAGCGGCCAATACTTGGTCTATTTCCACACCATAGGCTGCGGCAACAGGTGCGACCTGTGCAATACTCTTACCTAGCTCACCAAACGAAGTTTTACCAAGTCTAACAGTCGTAAATAATTGGTCTGATAGGTTTTCAGCTTCTGACACATCTAGTTTATAAGCATTCAAAAGAGTTGTGATGGCGTCGGCTGCTGTTGCTGTATCGGTAACTCCACCAACGGCAGCTTTTGCAGATACTTCTAAAACTTTCATACCATCTGCTCCATCGTGGCCGGCAGAAACAATCTGATATAGTGCTTTCGCAGCTTCATTCGCTTCAACGGGAATAGTCCGGGTGATATCTACTACCTGATTCATGTAGTCGGTAAGGCTTCCCTTTATTCCGCTTGAAAGCGTGGCGACTTCCTTCATACTCTGTTGGAACTGCTTCTCAAACTCATACGCTCCCTTAGCCGCTTTTGCAAAGGCAATTCCTGCACTGATACCAATACCACTAAACACGTCAAAAGAGGTAATCTCACTAGCCATAGCCTTGATTATTCCCATTGCTTCCTGACGCCCGGAATATAGCCCTGAATTGTCTATTCCGGTTGCGAAATATAATGCTCCGTCTTTATTCTGAATACCCATATAGCATTTATTCTTAAAATATAAATAGTGACAAAATTTGGCTGTTTCAAGAAGAATCAGCATCTTTGCACTGTTCTAAGACCAAGGAACAACTTTTTATTTTACTCTAGGGAGTTGACAAGCCTACTATATCACAATATAGGCTATCAATTCCCTTTACTGCATAATCCCTAGTGTAAATGAAAGATTATGTTCCTTGGTCGGAAAGAATAGGGAAGAGATAGCCTTTTTCTATAAATATAAAAATCCCCCATATCTTCGCAGACACAGGGGCGCATAAAAATAACTCTAAACCAAATTTTATAGAAATCAGATTTCACTTAATATATAAATATAGCAACAATTTATCTAACTTTTCACTTTTCCGCCGATATCGTGATATTTTTTCATTCGGACTTTTTCGTTTGGATTATCGAAGGAGGGTAGTTCTACCCATTCAAAATCTCTACCTTCTATTTCTCCGTCTTTATCCGGCGTCTTATTACGCTCTCTCATCATAAATGAGTACTCCTGCAGTAACATTTCTATTAATTCATAGCTACTATCCAGCGTTTCTTTAAAAGTTAATCCTAGCGCTTCTTTTGCGATTACTAAGAATCTGCTTGGATTGTAACTTTCCAGCTTTGCAAGTTTTTCCGAGCGGCTATTATCTCCGTCTCTTCCAGGGGGCTCACGTTCCGAAGCATCGTGATAGAGGTGCAAAAAGGGTGATATCCTATGCGGTATATAATCGCATTGAGTAAAATGCGTATATCTTCCCATGTGGTATTGTCTGCAAGAACATCTCTAAACCATCCCGGCGGTTCACTTGATTTATTGTGTATGCCTAGGCAAACAATGTCGAGAAGTAGTTCTCCATACTTATTCATCATCTCCGGGAAATTATTTGTCAGTTCCCCTGTCTTTACGATCATCTTTTCAATGTCGTCTTTCTCTATGTTAAGTAGAAGGGGACGAATCCGGAACCATGTCCGGACAGTGATAGGTTTTATTACAATACAATCGCCGGGATTTTTCCCTTTAGGGATAGAATCTCGGTTAGTGAAATCAAATGGAATTTTGACGGGCTGGCCCGTTACAGATTCCGATTCTTGCTGAAATAAGTTCTTTATACTCATAATTAATCCAAGGAGCCTAGCCCGTTGTACTTCCGGGCAATATTTCAAGCCATTTGCAACTAACCTTCAATACTTTCAGCTCCATCCTTCAATAGTTTGCTCCTGCAGACGGATTCGAACCGCCGGTCTCTACATAACCGATGTAGTGCTTTTGCCAACTTAGCTATACAGGAATCCAATTAATGATTACGCTGCTCCCTCTTCGGTAACAGTTACTACCTCACGCATAAATGCAGTTTTTTTAACTCCGGCTATCGTAATAGCTGCTTGGACATATACACGTACAAGCAATAATTCGGCTTGCTCTGAACCGGGAGCTTGCGAAATTTTGGAACTGACTTTTCCATTAACAATGGTATAAACCACCTTTTTGCCATCCTTAGGTAGCGTTTCGCATTGGAACGTTTTTGAAATGGAAGGGACATTGAGAGGTTTATTCCAGATATTCTTTCCTCCAGTCGTTTCAATCTCTCCACCCGCCAAATCCTTGATTACTTCATTAGAGGGAGTAGGAATTGAGAACTCTATATAGTCCGTTGTGTCTTTTACAAATTCAACATATAGAGGTTCATCGCTCCCTTCCGTCTCAATCTTTACTTCTTTAGGGTCGGCAAAGTTAAATGCCACACTGCCTTTGAAAGGCAATGGAAATTCTTTGAGGTCTGTTCCAGGAACTCCGTCACCGACTGTTCCAAACTTAATTTTTCCTACGCCCATGGCGATAGGTCTTACTTCTCCTGCCATAATTACTTGTCAATTAAAATTTCTAATCTAATATTTACACACGAAAATCCTTCTTTCAGTTCCGGTATTGGAACACTCCAAATGACTGTTACTTCTTTACATCTGCCGTCGTTACTGTTGATTGAATCAAGCGATTTCCGTACCTTACGCTTTAATTCTTTCATTCGTTGACGTCGGTTCATCCCATTATCATTCAAGGGAACGAAGATGTTGATATTGACAGGCACTTTATTAATAAAGTCAAGTTCATTCAGTTGCAGGTGATTAATAACAATATGTTCACTAGCAACACCTGCTTCCGATTTGTCCTTGTAAATCACAATATCGGTGTCCGCAGCGGCCACAGCATTATAAACTATATCTATAGCGTCAAATTCATCCATAATCAAATCTTGCTAAAAACTGATTTCAACGTATCCCTTAGATATTTCTCACATTGCGTATTAGCACCTGAAATAACTTCATATCCTTTTGCTTCAACGGCTGCCGCATACTCCATACCTGCAACACCAACCAATATATAACCACCGGTATGAGACAGAGATACTTCTTCTGCAAGCCTACGCCCTTTATATTTACCAGTTGTCTTATCAGTCCCTTTGTCGCTTTCCTTGAAGTTCTCCTTGACAACTTCCCCATCTTTTGCAATTATATATCCGATAGAGGAACGAAGATTACCAGTCTGGTCTTTATATGAGCCACTCCGGCGGGCTACTTCGATAAACTTTTCACCTCCTGCTTGCAGGAGAACAAGCGTCTTATATTCTGCTTTACTTTGAAATTGCTCAAACCATCGTTCTAGTGACTTTTGGTCAAATAGGGGAGTCATGCCATTTCTCATACGTTGATAATTGAATGTGATTGATAGGGTTCCCAGCAAATAACCGGTACATCAATACCCTTTGATGCAACTTTCAAACGCAAGAACTTACTGTCTGTCGGCGGTTGCATTTTGGAGTAGAAATAGCCATGTACCTGTGTTTCATCACCAGCCGAATTGTGTTTTAAAACAATTCTTCCATCGCTTACCGGGTCGTAGCGTCCGGGGACAGATATTTCAACCGGTTTCCCAGGAACCCATTCACCATCAACTAAGCGCCCGTTAGCCTCAATAGTAACTATTGCTGTATGTGGATACCGTTTTACCATCTGTTACCAGCTCTTCCTTTGATAATGATTCGTTTCCCAAGTTTAGCAGCTTTCTCCGGCTCCCCATTCTCGATATATAACTGTCTTGCAGTCTGAATATAGAAAGAACGGGGATGAGTGATGGAAAGCTTATTTTCACTGAAATCTTGCGAATTTACCATCATGGCGTACGTATCAGCGACACAAAGACCGACCGACTTCATGTTTTCAGCAGTGCATTTATCTTCAGGATTAACATCACGTTTTACAAAGACTACATTCTCCAAGAAGCCTTCCATATCCCCAACAGAAGGATATTCCAGTATTGTTTCTCTGATTGTTGCCATAATAATAATTAATAACCGTCTTCGTCTGTTTTTTCAGTATCTTCGCCTTCCGCCCATGCTTTACCATCAGTCTTCATGATGTACATTGCATCAGGGTCATTGATAACCGGGATAGCATTAGCTTCCGCTTTAGTCCATTCCTTGAATGGTTCTAACTCAGACCATTTGCTGATAAAAACAAAGTCTTTTTTCAGCGTGGTAGCTTTCTTCTTGTATTCAACCGAATGTTCTGCTGCGATAGGGCCATGCTGGATATCGCCACACTGCAAATCCTCCAGGAAACAGATATTGTTTGCTTCCCACGGGTTTACTGTTGTACGTTGATGGGCGGCATTCTCTATACGAACAGACGGACTTACAAGAACGATTTGAACGCCTTCTGTATTCTCTTGTCCGGAAAGGTACTCGTTAATAACCTTTTTGGAGATAGTCAGCTTTTCTTTCTGATTAATCCAGCCTTTTACCTTTTCAATAACAGCCTTTTGCTTCTTCAATAAAGCAAATCTGTCTTTACGCATCACTACGTATTTAATAGTGACACCTTCGGCAGAAGCGGCGACTACGGTATCTTCGATATCCTGCAAACCATCGGCTGTTGCTGACTTAGCCCAGTCCTCGGTAGATACTATCTTGTTCGTGTTAGGCATACCGCAACCGACAAATTCTTCGGTAACAATACCGTTATTGTTGCTTGAATTGAGGATGAATCCACCTTTGGATAACAACTGCATGCACCACCATTCGAAACGTCCACGAACAGCGTTATATACAAAGTCCTGATCTTTGAAAGCGAGGTCAAGGATAGATTTCAAATCCGAATCACCTTCACAATCACGGCTAAGTTGCCGGTATTCGTTCCAGTCGCTTTCATTCATACCACGCTTAACGGCAGTCTTGGGGATATCACCTGACATCTTACCTACAACTTCACGTTTCTTTTGCGGTGCAGAAGAATCAAAGCTGATAACGTCTGCAATAACAGGAGCACCTTTCTCTCCAGTCAAAGTTTCCCATTTCAGAGAATCTTTCTGCTTTACACCGAAAAAGTTAGGGAAGAAGACCGGCTTAACCTTACGTGAGTTAAGTCGTGCTCCCATGTTCTTACGGTTCACTTGTTTAATTAAACTTCTTTCCATATATCATTATTTTAATGGATTAGACAAAACGGATAAAACGGAGCAACGCTTTAATAGCGTCGTCAACAGGGTAGGGCATTACTGCCTCATTAACAGTACCACGCACCAAGAGTCCGGATTGCTGGTTAGCAACGGTCACATCAACCTTGTTCATAGTGATAACCTCCGGGGTATATTTGAACTTAGCAGCTTTGGCAGCAGCTTTAGCGGTAACGAGAACCAACACATCATTCATCTTTGCGGCTCCAATAGCTCCGGCAAGAGTTATCGTGTCATAAGCCGTATTGGTCTTGTCGATTGCAGAGATTACATCAGAAGCGCCGGTTAAAGCACCGCCGATTGTAACAGCTTCTCCAACTTTGAACACATGATTCTTTGCGATTTGAATAGCAACAGCATCGGCAGCCGCGACAGCGGTAACTTTTCCGGTTTTAACTACATGGTAAAGACCATTAGCATCTTTACCCACGATTACAAGCGGAGGAAGCTCGTCGATGATTTCCTTCAGTTCCGCGCGGGCAATAGTTCCACCGCCCTGAATGTCCTCGATAATCTTTTCGATACCGGGAGCATACTGAAATTCACTTTGTTTTTTTCTGAACATAGCTTTAAATATTAATAATTATTCTTCCAGACCAAGGCTAGCAGTGCCATTATCAGAGCTTTCCTCGTCCTCCATTAACTTCAACCAATCCTGTTCGGTACGTTCTTTAGGCTTATAGGAATTAGGCTTGTAATCACCACCGGCGATCTCATCATCAATAACAGATTGTTTGATTTCGGCATATTCTTCCTGAAGCTCTTTAATCTGGTCTTCAACAGAGGTTTCCGAGTTGACATCAATACGGTTGAACCATTTTGCAGGGAGTTTAGAATCTGCAAATAACGCTTTAGCAGATGCTTGTTTTGTAGAAGTTGTGACTGTTGAAGCGACAGTAGAGACAGATGCAGCCAACTCGGAAATCTGTTTCTGTTGGGCTTTCAATAACTTAACAACAGAAGCAGGCAATCCTTCGAAGTCTTCGTCCTCGTCTTTATCGTCTTCTTCATCATCGTCTTCGGATTTTACCGTTTTCTTAGTCTTTTTAGCCGATTTGATAGGTTTGCCATCCTTTAAACCATTGCTCTTTTCATACTCGGAAATAGCATCCTTTTTCGCTTTTTCTATTGCGGATGTGTTTTCAAGATCAGGAAGAATATTGTCTTTGAACAAGGCAATATAAGTATCAATATCCTCCTCCTTTTCGATTTTGAAGAGTTTCTGAACCTTTACAGCGTACTTTTCGTTTACACCTGCGGCTTTCAATCCCTTTTTAATTGCATCAATGATTGTCATAACGATTTTCTATTAAAATATAAAGGGAGTAAATTTTTCCTGCTTATATATTTTATTTCAGAATCAAATGCATACATTTGCAATATGGATAAGAAGAAAGAATATAAAGTCAAAGCTAAAGCACTCGCTCTTCAAAATGGATTCGACCAAGTTTCCTACTATGGAGAGTGGAACGATTATTTGGCATATACAGCATCCCGGAAAGAAGATGAAGGGCGTTGTATTGGTTATCCTCGGTTTATCCTTGTAAAAGATGGCGTTGCTACACTGGCTCCTTATACACAATCGACAGATATCATGGGAATGACTTCTATGCCAAAAGGATATTCAGAGACACTGCTATAATTTCTTCACTATTCCGTTAATAATATCAGTATTTACTAGAAGATTATCCACACGTAGTACATTGACTCCATATTTCAGGCTTATTTCCTTTGATAGTTCTCCCCAATTTTTTATTTTTCCAGTTTGTGGATCATATATGACTATTTTTCCATCAAGTGATTTTTCCAAAGTAATAATATGCCCCGAATTTCGACCTTTCCAAGAGAAATCAATATGGTATCTTCCTGGCTCTTTTACTAGTTCGACTAGTTCCTTGGTTAACTCTTTTATACTTTTGCTTTTTAAAGCCCCTGTTCTGGTTATATCATATATGCCACCTGCTGTCTTTTTTTCAGGCATAACCATCGTTTTCGGATCAATCCATGCCCAGTTAGTTCTTTTTGAGAGCTCATGGGGAATATTCCCTTTTTTCTCAAGATTAGGCAGTGCTGTTACATCATATCCACGTCGTCTCAACTCGTTAGCAACAACACAAGATTGACAGTTTACACCATATTCATTCCCTTTACCGAAGTTTATATTTCCCCGTAGTTCATTAGCTTCTTCGAAAGTCATTTCTTCACCTCTCTTGATGCCAATTTTTTGCTCAATCTTGGTTTGATTGAAGTTTCTTACAAATCGTTCATCCCATCTTTTCTGAATATCATTTTTCTCTATATCGGTCTTGATGCGTTTGATTTTCTTTGGTACAATTTTGACGACCGAATTGGATACAAACTTAGAATCAAGAAATTCCACTAACTTGGGGTCAATATTAGCCTTTTCACCCCGCATATAGGCGACAAAGCTTTCAGCTAAATACTCAGACTTGCTTGATGTAGCATAACCAGAAATTTTACTGGCATACAGGCTCATTTCCTTACCTAGTTCATTATTCAAATTAGTTGGTAACATCTTCCATTGTACATGATGTCCTATTTCATGACGAATACATCCTTGTAAAGTTTCATCTACCAATGACCGACCAGCTTCTTTATAACGCATAGCTATTGCTCTTTGAGCAGGAGTTAATCGGTCTATATTCTCCATTACTTTACTCCATGCATCTTGTGACTTTTGCATATATTCAGCAAAAGCCTTTGGTGATTTTAAGATATCTTTATTCAAGAATATACCTCCGTCAACTGGACTATAAGAGGCAACAGCATCTACACCATCAGAAAAAGCCTTTTTTCCCTGTACAGAAGTTGGTGATATAACCTTGATACCGCTAATTTTAGGCATATCTAATTGATTGAAAACATCTGCGAGTACTTTATTGATTTCGTTTGCATTATCGACGGATATACCTTTGTAATTAATCTCTCCCTTGAATGTACGGTCAAGCATGTTTTTTTGACAGAATTGACGTGCAAACTCCTGTGCTTCTTCTATGCTCTTACTTTCTTTGAAGGTATATTTAGGCTCAATTACAAGCTGTTGTGGCTTTTCTGGTTTAATAGCAATCTTTATACGCTCATTGATATCTCCATCCTTAGTGAAGTTATCCTTATACCAAAAAGCCGATTGCAATCCATCTTTATTCTCACTGACGAAATCCTTTGCTTTCTGGGGAATATCCGTAATAATCTGCTCGTGCGGAACTGTGTCATTCAGCAGGAAATCAGCTAAATTATCCGGTTCCATTACGATAGGAGTAGCGAAGCAGATACAGAAAGGATGGAAGCCTGTAAACTTGAATGTCTTCGGATATTTTCCGACCATCGCATCACAGATTTTGCACGGTCCGCGATTATTGGCCGAACGTTGTATCTCGATACCTAGTACGAAATCCTGCTTACTCCAACGCTCATAGTCTGCACTACGGTAAGCTATATTTGTGGTTGTTGCAGATGTCCGGAGAGCGTTCATCTTGGCGCTACGATACACACCCTGTCCCGGATGGTAGTCTTTCATAGGACGAGATAATACAAGCTTACCTTCGTCGTTTCGTACACGGCGAAAGCGTTTGTCCGGCTTGTCTAGTAACTGCCGCATATCGCGACTAATCTCATTTGAACTTCGACCAGCAGCAATACCGCTATCAAGATAGAACTCTAATTGAGATTTCGTTTGTTGTGCTATGTTCCAAACTCTATCAGATAATCGCAACCCTTGAGCATCTACCTCCTTCTGAAAGGCCGAAAAAGCAGACATACTGTGTGTGAACATACCTTCCTTGGCAACCGATGAAATAGACATTCCTTTGATATACTCACGTATGAAATCGTCATTCTTCATATCTGACCGCTTCCATGCATCGAACTGAAACGATTCGATATTTTTAATTAGCAATGATTCCAATGTCAGTAGCTCTTTGTCGACGGCATTTTCAATGCTACGATTCTGTATCCACACGTTATTTTTTCCCGCATCAGACCATTTACGGAGATACGGGGAAACAGAAAGTATAAACTGATTAAAGATATTGGCTATTACGGCCTGCTGTGCAGCAATTTTCTGTATATGTTGTTTATCGTAGAAAGAAAGTCCGGGCATAAATTATAAAGTTGCTCCAATAAATGAATTATTTTGTGCAGTCTCTTTTTCGTCTTGCTTCTTACGATTCAATTCTGTTTCCACATCGTCAGTGTATGGTGAATTCTTTATAATCGTTTCCTTGCTATTGAATTGAGAAGCAGTTTCGAGGTTCTTGAGTTCTTCAGCCAGGTCCTGTGGGAGAATACTGCCAAACTCCACCTCAATAAAATTATCATTTAGCTGTGACGCATACTTGGTATGTGTAATATTAGCCATTCCTGCTTGAACTATTGCCACGGTACGTTGAACAGCAGGGCCGAAGATTTCCATCTGCTCACTGGCTTTTATTTCTGCATCAATCAGCATAAATCGGCGAGATGTCCCGCTTAAGTTACCTAATCCCATTAGTTTATTCATTGATAAATCAGGGCTGGAAGCTCCGGAGTGTATGGCATCATCTAATTGGTTAAGTTCGAGTGTAACGGATTCACAAGACTGTTGCCATGCTAAGTAATCGGCATCACCATGATACGACGTACCGGTATCAGGGTCTATTTCTATTCCGAAGTTCAATTCCTTGCCAACTGTCTCTTTACTCGGTAGATTTGCAAGGCCATAGGTTTTTAAAATTGGTTCAGAGAAATAATCATTTGTATCTGACAGACGGGAAAGTCTCATCTCCTTTTTATCCATCAAATTAGCAACATCGTCCCAATCAGGACAATCGACCTCGGCATATACTACCGGAATCTTACCGAAAAGATTTTTTGTCTTTTTCACTAGCCAAACGCCATCCATAACACCGGAGTAGATAGTATCTTTCGTGTATATCTTCACGCATTCGCAAGTACGACCATTAACCTCTGCATTGTATTTATAGAGAAAGCCGTCCATATCGTCGTCTTCATCGAAATGCGGATAGAATTCACATTCGGTATTGCTATCTTTGGGAGTAGAGAGGATTTTAACCTTTAGCTGACTCTTACCATCATCCCGGGTAACCGGATAGAAAACAATAGCAGCTTTGGTTTCAGACAATACCTTGCGGGCAAACTCTTTTAATACTGATTGCATCTTGAGCTTACGCTTGTAGACCTTTTTAAACTCGCTGAAACCGTCGTTTGAATCTTCGGCTGTGATAGTCATTTCACCACCAAACAGAAAGGCAACAGAGGTGCGAACTATCTTTTTGGGTAGATTAGTCACTACTTGAGCGACTTCTACAGTTTTATCCTCTAGTCTCTTAGGTCTTTCTTCTCCTGTATCGGCATCAACCTCTTTTTCTGTTTCCGAATATACAGCAATCTTCTTCCGTTCACGATACCCGACAGATTCTTTACGTCGAGTCCTGTCGCCATCGTATTCTTCCATATACTCGCGAGGATTGCGGTTCTCGCGTGTATCAACGCATAAATCACCTACTATGCTACCAAAGTCATCTTTCTTTAGAATATCCTTAATATCTGGCATATACTTTTCTCTTAAAATATAATGCCAGACAAAATATACTCCAATAATTGGCAGAGGATGTTGACAATTTGTCAGCATCCTCTGCCAATATAAATCTAAGAACTCTTAAATGCCATGCCTAGCATCCTCTTCATCAGATTTTTCCAAAGCCCTCTTATACCCCCAGAAACTTTCTTGGTCCATACCATCCATATAATCCTGCTCCAGTTTTGATATAAAAGCATTTCTTGCCGCTTCTGACAATAAAGCTAAAGTTATATCAGCATAGACACATTTAATAAAGATTTTATCCCCATCTTGGGTCACTTCATAATAATTACCATTTTCTCCTTGACTAGCAGCATTTGCTAATTCATAAATTTCATTGTAATCATCCAAATTTACTCCGTGAAGAAATTCATCAAAATTTGTTGTCGACATAATATTATTTTTTAAATTAATATTATAATCAAAATACAAAAAGCGTACCATAAACAATTATCCACGTCCTACCTTGCGATTTGAAGTTTTTAATTTCAGACCGAGTGATTCGGCAAACTCAGCGAGTATTGTCATTCCGTCCGGTGCATCATCGTGAGCGTTATCACCCTCGCGCTTGTAACTGGTAAGAGCTTTCATGAAACGGCCATAATCCGAACCTTTGGTGTATTCCAATTCATCGAGGAAAGCACAGTACTTCTTTATCCAACCGGCCTTCATAATGATTCGTGTTGGTTTGTGTTGTGTAGTAGGACGGGCTTGTATGATGCAAGCTTTCTTTTCCGCCGTTACCAATTTACGGACATGGATAGCAAATATGCGTCCACCGTTGTTTGATTCAATACGCATCTGGTCGCATTCGGTATCAATTACCATTTGAGCCAGGCGCGGCTCTGTAACTTCTACAGGGGCCTTGGTAAATAGTACATCCGTAATAAAGTACTTCGGCCCGAATACCTTTGCGAATGGTGCGCAAAAATCATCATCTCCCTTGTCTGCCGTATCACAACCACCGATAACACCATCAGGTTTCTTTCCTGCGATATCAGCACTTTTAAAACGCATGAGAGCAGATTTAGGGAATAATAGGCCTTTGGCTTCGAAGGGCTCCTGCATATACTCGGCCATCCAGATACTTTCGTCTGTTTCAGAACGTAGTTCCTTGTAGTACTCTGTTGTATGTACATCGGCACAGAAAGTTTCGTCGTTCTCATCCAGGGCGGCAATACGAATGATTTCATTGTACTTGCCGGCTTCTTCCATGCGTCCGAGGACATCATTAGAAGACCAGCGTGTACCGATGTCAATCATGCAGCAGCTTCCTTCAATACGTGAATCGTGCGTACCTTGTTTCCAAGACCATACCTTCTCGTTATTATTGTCGGATAACGCATCTTCCAGGCTCTTGTACAAGTCGTCTGTCATAGCTAGCATAGAAGCACCGAATCCGATCACAGTACCGCCGACACCGCCACCGAAGTAGCTTACCTGCCGAGCACCTTCTACATTCCAACCTTTGACATTCTGTTTATCTCCTTTTAGGTGAATCTCAGTAAATATCTCATGATAACGTTTTGATTTGACAATATCGCGGGTATCATAAGAGAGCTTGTTGTATAACGTGTCAGAACAACAGTTACGCATTACAGATTCTTCGGGAAAGTGGCCGTACATCCAAGCGATGAAAAGAGAGGATATATAAGACTTTCCGGCACGTGGTGGCATACTGACAGCAAGACGGTAGATTATACCCGCAGAATACGAGCTATACACACGCATGAACGCTTCAGCGACTTTTTTTAGGAACAGACGTTTAGAGAAAAACTTCGGATCATAGTATAAACAGAACGCCCAAAAGTCTTTCTTTGCTATTCGTTTGCGGAGTATGGTAGCAGCTTTCGCCTTACGAATCAATATTTCTCTTTTACTTTTCTTCTTTACCATCAATAATAGACTGTAACTGTTCGTCACTCAATCCTTCCAGTTCATCACCAATATTCACATTTGCATCAACTTCTTTCTTGTCACGCCATTTCTCCGGCTGCCGGTTCTTCAGCCAAAATATTGCAGCCGTTGTATCAGGAGGATAATGCTCTATGTATTCTTTTGAATCAGTAATCTTTCCTTCTGATGTTGCGAATTTGGTGGCTTTACAGTCATAGCCGATGGCACGGTTATAAAGACGGGATGCAACATTAGCATCTGCAATATTCTTTCCCTTTTTTAGGGACTCAAGAAATTCGGGATAGTCCTTTTTCCATTTGTTCAATGTTTGTTCGGAAACAGAGAAGAATTCGGCTAGCTCTTTATCCGTTGCACCCAACAAACAAAGCTTTAAGGCCTGATCGGAGAATTCTATTCTGTATTCCGATTTACGCCCTCTTTTTTTCTTTTCAGCCGGATTCTTCTTCTCTGTCATAAATTAACCATAACTAACAAACTGTGATAATTCAGCCTTCAATTCAGGCAACTTTCCATTATCAAAATAGAACGAAGAATGCATTTTTCCTGCTTTTTTCACACCGCGCATCGATTTGCAGAGATGTTCACCCTCCATAATTATTCCAACAGCTAGCGGTGGGTGTTCTTTTCCGAGTGCATCCACTATCATCATAACGACATCTTGAGCTAATCTCTCCTGTACCTGTAAACGGGCTGCACAATAATCGATAACACGGCCAATCTTTGAGATACCTAATATGCTTCCTTCTGGATTAGGAATATAGGCAAACCAATACTTTCCGAAGAAGGGCATCATGTGGTGCTCGCACATTGAGTAGTAGGTACCAGAGTCTGCTACTATGCTATTAAAGGATAATCCATCTTTACCATTTGGGAAAATTGTTACTTTTGGCGCCTGTTCTGGATCGTACCCGCGAAATAGTTCTTTCCACATTCTAACAATACGTTCCGGTGTTCCTTTTAATCCTTCTCGTTCTGGATTGTCACCAATGTACGATAAGATTGTTCTTACTGCATATTCAATATCTTTTGTGTCTGTAGACTTAGTTTCCATTTAGGGTGTTCTTTTACGTAGTTAATAACTTCTTCTGTGTTTTGGCAGGAGCATGGTTGTAGATAATACACGGCTGCTGTCATTGCTTCATAGGCTGATAGGTCCTGTCCTGTATATACGACCTTTATTTCATGAGGATTGACTATAATAACCTTGCTGCCTTCTTTAGGCGAACAAGTCACCCAGTCAATGTTTCTTGGAATAGGGACGGTCCCGTTTGTTTCTATCTGAACGAACTTCCCTGCCTGATGGAGCTTATTGATAAACTTTCGATCTACCTGCAATCCCGGCTCGCCACCGGTCAAAACAACGAAGCGAGTAGGATAGAAGCAAATCTTTTTGATAATTTCCTCATCCGACATTTCTCTTCCGGAAGAATGTTGTGTATCACAGAAGGGGCATTTCAAATTACATCCGGAGAAACGAACGAAAACAGCAGGAGTACCAGTACGATAACCTTCTCCCTGAATACTATAAAAAATCTCATTTATCTTTTTCATACCACGCAATATTATTTTCTGATTCTTGTACCATTACTTTAAAACATCCCGGTACCTGACCGCAAATCCATTTTGCCATATTCTCCGCAGTTGTGTTGAATGGAAGAACCTCATTCAGATTCTTGTGATCTAACTTATCTTGTATTTTTTGTTTGATATGACTGAAATCAATTACCATTCCATCGGAATTCAGGTCTTTTGCCTGGCACCAAACAATTATAATCCAATTGTGCCCGTGCAGGTTCTGACATTTGCTCTCGTAGGATAGCTTCAAGCTATGTGAAGCTGAAATCTCAATACGCTTTTTTACTGTATACATAATTTTCATCTTTGGTTACCTAATAAATAATCATATTCGTGCAGGCTTAACTCGCCTGCTAAACATACTTTTGCCAACGTGAGTTTAGAACAGGAGTTGAATCTATATTTAGTTATTAGCTGATCCACATTTTCGGCATAAAACTCCAACAGTTTAGATTCATCCAAATCTCCGATATACTTCGGTATCTTTTTCCCATTAATGACAAAAGGCAATTTCGGCCATCTTACGATTGCACTCCACGTCGTACTATCAGCACTTGTGCAAAAGCGATTCTCTTTCAACATCTTCGATTCGGTACACCCTAACAGATGTATGTCAATTTGTGGCTTTCTTTGCTTGATATACCTAGTCAAATGAGCAACATCTGTTTTATAGGTATAACTCTTGTGTATTCTTAATTCTGGAACGCTTATCGCAATGTAATCGGAGAAATCAATCATACGATTTAAACCTTCCTTTCCATCTTCCAAATGAAAGACATTGATTATCCTGTTATTGGGAAGAAGTCGTTTCATTTCTTTTCTAAAAGACCATGCCATTTCAGGAGAGAGGATCTTCTGACAGTCTACTTCAACACATGTACCTTTGAAGCCCGTTTCCTTCACGAAATCAACTAACTTCAACATCCAAGTGTACAGGAATGCTTCGTCTCGCTTTCCTTTATCAGCTCCAAACATCAGAGTAAAAAGCCCAGAATCCATGATTACATGTTCACCAAGGGAAGATACTAATGAAGGAATGATATTGTTCCTATTCCTATTAGAAAGTTTCCCATTCAGCATTTGCTTTACGAATGGATAGCAAGTAAATAGGAAGTATTTAACTCCGACAGAATGAAGTGCTGTTAGCTTGTCTAGGTTCTCGCATCCGGCAAAATGGACTTTCAGATTATCTTTGAATAATGGATCCACCGAAACCGTCCTCCAGTACTTTAGCTTCCGACATTTCTGGAAAACGATTTAAAAGCCACGTGGCGACATCTTCACACGACAATGAGCCGAACTCACATGGCGCCCCAAATTCTTCCTGTAACTTGGCTGAAAGCTGTTCTTGCATGGTATTAATTTCGATTTCCCTGTTATTGTGTGACACTTTGAACTCACAACTGATAATGAATATATGCCGATGACGTTTCGATAGATATGCGCACGAAGCTGGAGCATCCGGATAGGAGTGAAATCCGATCACTTGATTATATGTTATGACCTTTTTAATCATGTTTTCCCTCCTTCTCGTGCACGTTTTTACCACAGAAAGGACAAATCAAAACCTTATCTTTTTTGGATACCAGCTGTGTGCTTCCACTAAAGAAATCATCTAATTTATCTTCATCGATGTTGAAGTTCGGAATATCCAGATTCCAGTCACATAGCTTATCAAGGTCGATGTCCTCAACAATAGCAGAGAAGTTAAAATGAGAAGTGTCGGAAGTATGATTGTCCGCTAAGGCAAGCAACCTTCTTTTTTCATCTTCCGTAGATAAGTCGGTACGCTTAATAACGACTAACTCTTTACCATCGGACTCGATAATCCGTACTTTGAGTCCTAGCTTTTGAGCTTCCTCATAGACACCGTTTCCAGCGATTAACACACTATTCCGGTCAGCCAACACGGACCGACCGGCTCCACATTCAACAAGGCTTTTGTGGATAAGCCGCTTGTTTTCGTCCCCATGGATACGATAGTTCCGGGGATCAATTGTAATTTTTTCTTTTTCTTCCATGACCAAGGAATTTCAATTAAAATATAGATTCCCCGGCTATTTTCTTTCTAATAAGTTCTTGTACTCCGTTATATATCTCATATAGCTGCTTCAATGTCTCCGGACCTTCCCATTCAGAGAAATTTCCATCCTGGAAGAAATGAAACTCAAACACATGTGCAGCTAAATCTCCGAGTTCTAAGCTTTCAAATGTATCTCTTACTAAATGCAGCCTGTCTAATATTTCAGCATTTCGATCTACTGAATCATCTGAAATATCCTCGATATCCAGCCTGGAATAATCTACATTATCATCCACTGGTAAAGGTTTGTATCTACTTCGGTACTGTGAAGTAGGAGAGGATGCGTTCAACTTTATCATCTTCAAAACAAAGAAATCAAGCTCTGTATAGCCATTTTTCTTTGTGTTGAGTAATTTATCAAGTAGCTTGCTTTGCTTCTGAAGGAGCGAACATATGACCTCATTTAGGACGTCTGTTGCTTCGTCTGAAATGCCAGCAAGCCCACAATGATACAAAGAGTAATCAAGCCATCGCTCGTAGCGCTTAGTTATGTAATTATTTACTGCTTCACTTGCCATATGCATAAAGATTTTATATATTTGCTGTTCCTAATAGCAATACAAAGCTTTATGCTTATGAAAGCGGTCGGTGGTGGTACGCCGGCCGCATTTATTTTTCCAACTCTTTATCCTTGGCAATGTTGTAATTACACAAATACATTCCTATATCCATTTCGGCCACATCTTTAGCAGGAATCTTCTCACCGTAGATTTTATGCAGAGCTTCATTGTCGCCTCCCCATGCTCTCCATAGAACTTTTGCGTCGTACTTCTCCGGTAGATGTGGGAAGAACTTCAGAAAGGCCTCAAAACTTTGCATTGCTTCTTCTCGAGCGTTTTTAATACCTTTTGTACCTAGAACGATGTCTTTAGACAATGTCTCTGATCGGGAATATCCGTTCTCCGTGTCTTGACGTATCCTGATGTTTTCCTTATGCTCAATCTCTCTACGTCTGTCTTTGCAAAAATCGGCAAGCGCTACCATGATAGCTTGATTGTTGATTTTCGTCCCCCACACAAATTGTCCTCGGCTGCCATTCTTTAGCTGGGAGAAGAAAATGCATAACTCGGCTAAGTTCAGGTACCAGTAACTAGATAAAATTGATAAGGCTGTTTCCGCCAGTTGAGCATCGGTTAGTTCAACACCGGCATATCTTAATACTGACTTCAAATGTTCAGTAATAATCTCTACTGATGTCGAATTGCTAAAGCTTCTGTTTACGTCAGCTAGAGTAGGGATATTCTCAGCATTAGCCACATCAAACAATGAGACATTACAGTTCAATTGCGCGATTGTCCCGCTCCATTCAGCGACCAATTGGGAGGCTGTCAATCCAGTCTGTAAGGCCTGCTGTATCGGAGTTAGCTCCTTTCGGATTACTGCTGTCTCCTGGACTATCTGCAACGGGGTTAGTACCGCCTGCATCCCTGCTTTTATTAATTCTCCGTTCATCTTTCTTGTTTTTAAGTTCAACTGTCAACCATCGGGCAAAGTGAGACATCGCATCTTTAGACGACTTCGTCGTTTCTCCCTCATTCTGTAATTTCATAAAGAACTTCTCCAAATACCCGTAAAAGGCTTCTAACGTGAAATCAGGGTTGCCGGAAGAACGAGTGTTCATCGTTACTGTTTCCGCCCATGACTGATTCGATTTCAGTTCAGTATAACAGTCGTCTAAAGTCTTATCGAAAAAACTATCAGCCGGAAACAGTTCTCCCACGCGTGAGGGAGATATTGTCTTATTGTCTTTAGTCTTATCTTTAAGGTTAACCGTTTTACTTACCGTTTTACTTACCCTTTTACTTACCTCTTTACTTACCGTTTTACTTTCGTCAAGTAAGTAATAAACTGGCGATTTTGCATTCTTTTTACCCGATTCGAAAGTTATTAAACCTTTTTGCTGCAATCTGTTCCTAACTTCAATGACGGTCTTCTCTGATATACCGGTTGCGAGGACGATAGTCTTGTTGGGATGTTCAAACGGATTCTGCCAACCCCGAATATTGCACTCATTCAAGAGATAGAAGTACAAAAAGACTTCGTTCGGGCTGAATTCTACACTTCGATTCATCTTCCAAAATTGGTTTATATAATCTATATAGGTCATTGTATGCTATGCCGTCAGTCTTTGACGTATTAAGTTCATATTTTTTTTTACGAGTCCGATAATACGGTTATGGTACTCGGTATCTTGGTTACAGACCCCTTGAGACTGAACAATACTGAATGTCTTTAAATTGACCTCTATAGTCTCAACATGTTTCTTGCCTATTCGGGCAGAAAGAATGAGTGAATCCTTTTCTTTATAATATTTATTTGTAAAGACGCAATGGTGCATGATTTCACCTTCTTGTTGAAACTCTTCAATACTTTTGAGCGGTACTACGACTATTTTACCATCATACATTTTTAGGTCAAAGAACTTCGATTTTTCTTTGATATAATTCTCTGCATCCTTCTTGAGTTTAAGCAGACGTTGCATATCCTTGGCCTTACGTTCTTTTTCATCATCACGTTTTTTTCTCGCCACATACAAGTCATGAGCTTTTTTTAGATTCTTAGGACAAACGTAATGAGCGTTATGCAAATCTTTATGATAATGATCTAGTAGTTCTAGATAATCAAACCACATCGAAACATCTTTAATCCGATATTTATTGCGAAGACAAATTTTTATAGACGGCCAATACATATCAATCTTGTAACGGTGGTCCTCGAAATAATCTATTAATTCATAACGTCTTGCCTTTAGAAGTGTTTCAGCCTTGGGAGAATGGGGAATCGTATTGGTGGCAGTAAGAAATGACATACCGCGTAATTTACAATCTATACCCATTCGAATATATTTAGGTCTAAAGACAGAGGCCGGATGATAGCGTTCGCAATAAATATCATTGTTATGATTGTAATAATACGATCCAATAACTTTATTCCGTATCTCCAGTTCTCCGCACCAGCCATTGAATCCCATATTATTGGCACGAGCTACTACTTCCTGGTTACCGTCGTCTTTTATCCAATGTTGCAGTATCTCACGAATATAATAACAAGGCTTTGTTTCTGATCGGTAATAAGCAATCAATTCAAAACTTCGGATAACTTGGAATTCCTCACAAATTTCTGCCTTGCCAATAAACATTGTCTGTTTATTGATACGCTTCCTCGACTGCTCTATTTTCAAAGACGTATCACAATGAGGACAAACAGCACGTTTACGTTTTACAAGTTCCGGAGCGAAGCGTTGGCCGCACTCCATACATATAACACGTGACTTTGTTGCATACCCTATATGATTTAAACAATCATCTTTAGCCCAGTCAATCATCATATTATCAATATTAGGTAGCTGGCTGCTTAAATCAGCTACTCTGACTTGAAGTTTAGTTCTTGGTCTCATAACTCATCAAATAATAAAAATTGTCCTGATGGTATTTCTGTTTTCTTCCCTTTACGCTTATTAGGGGCAGAATCCGGCTTTTTAGTTTCCGGTTGTTCTGTAGCCGCTTCTTTTTTCGCATTCCCAGTTGATACCTTATAATTGGTCTGCTTACTTACTTTGATATTATCTTCATCGTAGTAATGAACTGCAAGCCCGAATACTTCATCGTCAGACATGAATACAGCGTTATCACCGCGTTTTTTAGCTTCACCTATAATGTAGTTGCAACATTCATCTATATTCTTGCTTTGCTTCGCAAAAGAGGTGGCAAAGAGGGAATCCCTCTTTGCGCGTTGCTCTAAATAAGATTGAATAACCTGTTTGAATGATTGATTCTCTTTTCCCATAGCTTTAATTATTAATTGATAAAGGCATTAATAGGTAGGTTAAGCTTTTTACTTCTTCGTCACAGCGGGTAAGAAGTGAGGCTTGCGATGGATCGCTCATAGTGATGGCAATATCTTCCGAAGGAATGTTATTCACCATTTCAATCAAGAAGCTGCTTCTAAAGCCGATTTCAATATTACAGCCTGACTGTAGGGGAATCGTTTCTTCTGCAGACTTAGAGAAATCTAAATCATGAGCTGCAATTTTAAGAGAGTCGGAATCGAACTTGAGTACTACCAAAGATGAACTTTCATCACAGAAGACAGATACACGTTTTAAAGCTGACACAATATCAACTTTCTTTAATACAGCACGATTGGGTTGCTTTTGAGGAATAACAGCGCGATAATTAGGGAACCGGCCTTCAATCATACGACAAATTAATCGATATGAGTCAAATTCAAATAAGATATTGGTCTGATTTACCGAAATCTCTACATTCATACAATCTTCCGGAACAATATTGGAGAGGACCTTTGCGAACTTGCTTGGCAGGATGAAGGCTGCCCGTTCCTTACGTGTGTAGGGCGATGGATTCTCAATCATAGCCAATCGAGTTCCATCCGTTGCGACAAATGACATCGAATCTAGGCCTATATCAAAATAGACACCATTCAGCACCGGACGGAGCTCGTCATTAGCACTACAAATTAATGTCTGCTTTATTCCGTATAATAAATCATTACCTGATACAAGGAATGGGGTAGCGGTATTATCCGTATTCATAGAGGGATACTGCTCTTCCTTTTCAAGCGGTATTGAGAACTTGCCATTGGCGTATTTGACAATCAGTTCTTTTTTTAGGATAGATATCGTCAATGGCTGTTCAGGGATTTCTTTTAATCCGTCAAGCAAAGTTTTCGCATTGGCCATAAAAGAATGATTGGTAAAATCTGCTTTTCCATCTATATTCGTTGTGATACGCCCGGCTTCTTCTCCTGCTGTTACCAGGATGATTCCAAATTCGTCGATGACAAACAAAAAGTTGTCATAGGCCGGTATTGAATTTTTGGGCTGTATGATTCGCCCGATTGATTTAAGCTTATCCAATAAAGCTGTTTTTGAAACTGTTATTTCCATGCGTCATTGTTTTTTATGGCGCATAACATAGAGAAGAGAAGGGATTCAGTAATATGAGGCTGTTGAAGTTTATAGAAACAACAAAAGCCGGATAAAAACATTGTTTTATCCAGCTCGACACCATTATGTTTGCAAATATAGAGAGAGTTTTTTAATTCGCAAACGTTTCAGTCTTTTTTTTCTTCTTTTTTCTGTAATAAATCCAAAACAGCACGATTTGCCTTGTCGCAAATGCTATAGTCTATATCAATGTAGATGTCAGCCATCTTGTAGTCATTGTTAACATGTCCTAGGCAGAAGTCTATATCAGCTTTGGGGATTCCCGCTTTGTTGCGCGCCAAACTGGCCCAGCTGTGGCGCGCCCAGTTCGTGGTGATCTTGAAATCGAGTTCTAAGTTCATGCAAATGTCTTTCAGCCCATTATTGACTGCCCGCATAAAATTAT